TACGCTCTCGAAAATAAGAAAGCGGTTCTCATCGGGACCTCGCCGAACCCGTTCTCGGTGAATTTCATCAACGGCCAACTTATCTACAAAGACGGGATCTTTTATTACGGTGCGCCAAACCGAGAGTTTTTTCAGGTGGTGCCCGCCGGCGTGTCGCAATGTGTGCCGCTCTCCAAGATTGTCGGCGACGCGTGCCGCATCGCAGGCATGGAGGAAACGCGCTTCGACGTGAGCGAGCTCACCGATTGCGTCGACGGCTACGGTCGCGACGCGGCAATGACGATGGCGAATTGGATTTCCCCGCTCATGCCTCACTACTTTTTTGATCCGGTGGAGAGCGGCGGCTTACTCAAATTTCGCAAGCGCGGCCGGCCGGTCGCGTTCACTATCCCGCTCACCGACCTTGCGGCTTATGAGCCCGGTGAGCAGGTGCCTGATCGACTCGAACGCAACCAGATTCACGAGCGCCGGTTGCCCAGTACGGTGCGGGTGCAATACATTCAACGTGATAAGGATTATGAGCGCGGGCTCCAGTATGAAGAAAAGATCATCACCGAGTTTCGGCACATGATCGATTTCAGCTTGGCTGAGTCCATGTCCGACGACGCGGCGAAGCAAATGGCGGCCCGGCTGCTGCCGGTGCTGCACTTCGAGCGCAACGAGGCGACCATCCGACTAACCCGGAAGTACATTGAGATCGAGCCGGGCGATCCATTCGAGATCACGCTATGACCACGACAAACTACAAATTTCCAGAAATCGCCGTCGGCCAGTCACAAAAAGAAGTCACGCACAACGCGGCCCTGTTAATCCTCGACAACGTGCTAGGGGGCAAGCTCGACATCAACGTGACCACGGCCGACATTATCCTCACCGACTCGCAGCATGACGGCGCGGTGTATTTCAAATTTACCGACACGATGACGGCGCCGCGGGCGGTGACGTTCCTCGGGCGCGGGAAAATTTGCATGGTGGAACATGCCGCCCTGGGCAGTCATAACATCACCCTGAAGAGCGGCAGCGGGGCCGGCGCCACCGTGACGCTTGCGCCGGGATCTGTGAAGCTGATCTATATCGATGGCGCAAACAACGCGGTGCGCGTAACGACTTAACGGAGGCAGAATCATGGTAATAGACTGGGCAGAGAGCTTCGGTTACAGCCAAACCCTCTCCGACATTTTCCCGTTCACGCAGTTAGCAGGCGTCGACTTCACGACTACGGTCAACGCGGGAAGCAGCCCCTACAGCGGCCCGACTTTGCGGATGGTCCTGGGCGGCGGATCGGGAGGGCAAACGGCGCACTATGGGCACCCGGTCGCAGCGCGTTCGACGTTCTATACGGCAATGCGGATCAAGTACAGCGCCGCGTTCTCGACCGAGTGCAGACTGATGAAGTGGTGGGAGGCTGGCAACGTCCACTGTTACCTGGCGATTACGGACGCGGGCTCGTTCAAGCTGTACCGCGGCGACGATGTTTTGTTGGCAACGTCAGCGTCCGGGCTGATCGGGTTTGGCCAATGGAAACACGTTGAAGCGAAAGTCGTCATACATGATTCGACGGGCACCATCGACGTGTGGGTGGATGGCGCTCTAGTCTTTTCGGCTACGGGACTCGACACAAAATATGTCGGCAGCGGATCAATCGACGCGGTTACGATCGGCATTCAAATGGGTTCGCATGGGTCGGTGACCACCGACATCTGCGACGTGATTCACGCCGATTCGCAGATAGGTGAAAACCGCGTTGAGTATTTCCCGCCAACAGGGGCGGGCGCGAATACTACTTGGACGCCATCGTCCGGGTCGAATTTTCAGACGGTGGACGAAACGACGCCGAACCCCGCGGACTACAACTCGACTGACGTCGTCGGCGAAAAAGACACCTTTACGGCGGGCAACGTGCCGACTACTGCGACCATCCTCGCCGTCGGCTTGATCGCGCTCGCCAACAAGCAGGACTCGGGCGCGGCAACGCTTAGGTTTCTCAATCGGCAGAGTGGGACCGACTACGAAGGCGCGTCCTTCAACCCACCATTCGGGAGCAACGGCTGGTTCAAGGAATGGTTCGAAGACAACCCCGACACCGCAGCGCCATGGACGCCCACTGAATGGAACGCGAACGAAATCGGGTACAAACGACAGAGTTAGGAGGCTTCAATGGCAAACGGATTTTTTGACAAGGGCATGGAGAATATGTGCAACGGCGGGTTCAACTGGATGTCGGACGACTTCCGGCTGTTCTTCGTCGACCACGGCGTCGACGTGCCGAACCTTACCACCGACGACGCGCTAGACGACATCACAGGCGGCGCGGTGATTGCGACTTCGAGCGCTCTCTCCGGTAAGAGCAACACGGCCGGCGTGCTCGATGCCGGCGATGTGACATTCTCCGCTGTGTCGGGCGCAAGTTTCGAGTCGGCGATCCTCTACAAGCACACCGGCACGCCGTCGACAAGCAAGCTGTGGGCTTATTGGGACACCATCACCGGCCTGCCGTTTACGCCAACGGGCACCGACATCCTGTTTATTTTCGACAACGGCGCGAACAAGGTCATGCGTCCATGAGCTCGATCCGCATCAAGAGCGACGGCCCCCATGTAGTGATCATCGACGAGGCCAGCGGGCACTATTGGAAAATGCCGTGGAACCAGGCCGACGAGTTCGCCGCGCAGATCAAGCTGGCTGCGCGCCACGCCGAAGCTGTGGCGAAGGTCGAGCAAATTACCTTCGACCAGGCGGTCGTCCTGCGCGCCGGCTTCCCGGCCGGCTTCACTGACGACCCCCGCGTACACGACGCCGCGCGCAAGGAGGCGGGCTGGAACGCGCGATTGAGGCGGCTGTTTCACAAAACCCCCGACGTTCGCCGCGGCGTGGTCGGTACGCCGCAGCTGGTGGGGCTCTCCAGTGTCGGCAAACCAGAACAGGAGTAAACGATGGAAATCCCCAACGATTCCAAAAAGCTGAAGGCTCTCCCCCTCAATATGCTGCGAGAGTTTCGCTCGAAGCTGGAGGATAAGCGGCTCGAGCTGGCGGCCACCACCAAGACCGTCAATGATCGCATCGCCGAGCTCGAAGAAGAGGAACGCAAGGCCCGCGGCCCTAACCCGCTCGGCGTGTCCATGCTCGGCCGATCTAAATAATGGCAACAGAAACGCGCATATTGGTTCATGGCGCCGAGGTCATTACCGAGGAGACCGACGTTGAAACGCGGGTCGCCCAGGCCGGCGCGCAGGTCGTCACCGAAGAGACCGACGTTGAAACGAGAGTCGCCCAGGCCGGGGCGCAGGTCGTCACCGAGCAGACCGACATCGAAACACAAGTCGCGGTCGCGGGGTCCCAGGTCGTCAGTGAAGAAACCAGCCTGGCCGCCCGTATCCTCCAATTCGGCGCGCAGCTCGTTTATATACCTGCGGTCATCGCCCCGATTTCCCTTCTCGGTCCGCGGGCGCTTGGCGCCGCGGTAGTCGCCGTAGCTCTCACTATCCCATCATTAACCGGCCCGCTGGCGATCGGCACGCCAACGCTCGGACGCGCGTTACAGGCCCCCTCGCTGGTCAATGCCTCGACCGGGGTGGGCGACCACTATGTAGTCGACGCCAACACCCTCGTTGCTGCCTCTCTGGTCGGGACGCTCGCGGTCGGACAACCGACGGTATCCGCGCGGTTCAACGTGCCGTCGATTGTCAGGACGGCGGCCGTCGGCGCCGACGCTCTGGTTATCGATGATCAGACCCTGGTTAGCGTGTCCCTCGTAGGCGCGCGCGCGATGGGTGTGGCCGAGGTAGTTCAAGTGGCGGTCCCGCGCACGCTGCGCTTTCGGGCGGCTGGCGTGGAATACGGTCAACCGGGAATCATAGTGGTGAAAGCAGTGTCCGAGGACCCCGGCCTTTATTCCGGTTACGTCGCGCTAGGCGGCACGCCATCCGGTGGTCTTATTCCCAAGGTTGTCGGGCTTGCCGGATCGACGCGGTTGATTGTTTTTGACTCGGTGCTGTTGCGCCCCGAGGACAACGGGATCGGCTACTATCTGGCAGTCAGCGGCTACAACCCACCTTGGACAGGCGCCATCATCGCCAAGTCAATAGATGATGGTCAAACCTATACCGACATCGCGACCATGGACGTGCAGAGCTGTATTGGCTACGCCAGGACTGCCCTGCTCCCCCCGGCCAATGTAAACACCTGGGACACGGTCAACACCCTCGACGTACATCTGGTAAGACCGGACATTTTCATGCTGTCGAGCGAGAGCCAGGCCAACGTGCTCAACGGCGCCAACGCTGCGGCGCTGATTAAGATCAACGGCGACGTCGAGATTATCCAGTGGACGACGGCGGTCGCTCTCGGCTCTGGCATCTACAGGCTGTCAAACCTATTGCGCGGCCGCAGGGGGAGCGAGTTTGCGGTGGCCGACCACATGATCGGCGAGCCGTTTGTGGTGCTCGATCCCCTGGCCCTGCACCGTATAAGCGCGTCCGGATCGGAGATCGGCGCACCGCAGATTTTCCGGGCGACTTCGTTGGGGTCTCTGTTCACCGATGCGAACGAGGTTCACTTCACGCTATGACCGCGAGCTTGAAACCATTGGCGCCGGTTCACATCGCCGGCAGCCGGGACGGTTCGGACAATCTCACGATCACTTGGATTCGGCGAACCAGAGAGCATCAGGAATGGCGCGACTTGGTCGACGTGCCCCTGGGGGAAACGACCGAGGCTTATGAAATCGACATCCTGAACGGCTCAACGGTCGTGCGGACGCTCACGGCAAGCGCGCAGACGGTCGCCTACAGCGCGGCGCAGCAAACCACCGATTTCGGATCTCCCCAGGCGTCGGTGACCGTCAACGTGTACCAAATGAGCGAGACCGTCGGGCGCGGCTTCCCCGGCTCGGCAGTCGTTTAATGTTGGACTTTTTCTCCTCGGCGGCGTACAAATGGCCAATGAAACGCAGCTCAAGACACAGTCTCCCGCCCCCCTATACGGGAGACAAAATAATATCGGCGCGTCCGAAGCGGCTGGTGTGGCCTTGCGCGACACCCGCTGCGGCAAGTGTCAACGATTACTCTTCCGCGGCACGTTGCGCGGTGAAATCAAATGTCCGCGTTGCGGCCATTTGAACCGGTGGCCATGAGACGCTGACGAATTAAAACCATTGCCTGACGAGCCCTGAGAGGCCCAGGCTTACAACATTGCCTGACGAGCCCTGAGAGGCCGGCGGAGTGCAGAACTCCCCGGCCTTTTTTTGTGGCGGGCTCCGCATTCCCGAGGTTGAGACCAAGATGATAGCGGTCGAGGATCACTTGACTACGTTGAAAAAGATGGCTCGTAAGATCGCCTGGCAAAACAAATTTCAACTCGGCGATCCACGCGCCGCCGAGCAAGATATTTTTCAATCCGGTTGCGAAGCGCTCGTGCGTTACAGCGATTGCAATTACTTTCCGGCGAAATCGGTGCGCTATTACATGCTCAACGAGCTATCGAATATCTGCTGGGAAAGCCGATGGTACGGTAGGCGGACCCACAAGCGCGACCTAGCGATGCCGCTCGATCACGTCGACGAGACCAGGCACCAAACCAGCACCATCGAAGATCGAGCCGACGCGCGCTTGCAATTAGGCGCTCTGGTCGAGGCGGCGAAGCAGTCGGACAGTAGGGGTCACAGCAAGCATGTGCGGACCTTGAATCTGATGGCGACCCACGGCACCGGCGTCAAGGGTGAACGGCTGGATCTGCCGCCCGGGTTAAAGCCCGACACCTACTGGTACGCCTGCCGCAGTCTGAAATCGTTTGCCGAAAATCTTTTGGAGGGTGGGTCTATGAAATTATGTTGCCTCGTCATCGCCGCTCTGGCGTCGATCATCTATGCCGGATCTGTCTCCGCTCAACCCAGGCCGGCCGTGTTTACCCTCACCTGGACAGATAACTCCAACAACGAGGACGGGTTCAAGCTATATCGCAAGGCCGCTGACGGCACTTTCGCTGTGATCGGACAAGTGGGCGCCAACCAGACGAAATTCGTTACTCCCTCGATCACCGCGAACGAGGGTTCGCAGATTTGCTTTGCGGTAACGGCCTTCAACGCCGGCGGCGAGTCCGCCAGAAATGAAGGGTGCGGCACGATCCCCACCACCGCGGTGGCCACGTTGCCGCTGAATATGGAAGGGACGACGTTGCCGGAGTATAAGACTTTGGAAATCACGGTCGCCAAGCCGGCCGGTGTAAGCCGGGCGATCCTCATTCTGGAAGTCTACGACCCGGACTATCCAGACGAGGGCGACCTATACATCAACGGTAACGGGCCCATTGTGCTGTTTGGCTCGGTCGGCACATCGGCCAACCAGCAGAAGGTCGCCACGGTCGAATACGATATTCCGCTTGCCTACCTAGTCGACGGCGTCAATAAGCTGCGCTTCGGGCATCAGAAAACTATCGGCTACAAGATCAACAAAGCCGCGGTGCGCTTTGAAATGAGCACGCCGGGTGCTCCCACAGCTTTAACAATTCAGGTTCAATAAGGAGGTTTTATGTTTTTGAAAAGACTCTACGCGAAGGATAAAGAGGGCAAGCCGACCCACGTCAACGGCGTGCGCGTGATGCGCGCCAAGGCGGTGGAGCACTGGTCTCCGTCGCTGATCGAGACAGGCATTGCGGAAGGCTGGCTGGAGGCGAGCGCGGGAAAGTTCGTGGTTAAGGGAGAGAACCAAACCATGGAATATCGCGTGGTTCGCGGCCCCGGGCACTATTCCTGCTTTACCGGCGAAAAACTCGGCGGCGAAGCCGAGGCCAAGGCGCATGTCGCCAAGGTCGGCGGGGGCAAGCCTTCGCCCGATCCTACCAACCCTTCAGGCTACCGCGTCGACAACTTCTTTACCGTGGTGACGGGCAAGGACTTCAGCGAGATCAGCAACGAGGAAGTTGCCAAGATCCTGGACACCGGCAAGACAAAGTTTCACGCGCGACTTGCCGCGCGGTATCGCAAGGCGTCTTAACACGAAGGAAAATTTTTCCAAGGAGTGAATTATGGGAAACGAAGTCTTTAACATAGCAAAGGGGCGCGTCGCCGAGCTCTACAACCGCGTCGACTTAAACGATCCGGCCAACTCGGCGTTGATTATCATTCTGCTCGCGACCACAGGCCTTGAGGCCGACACGGCGTTGCGCGATTTCGATACGGTAAGCGCGCTCGTCGCTGGCACTACCAACGAAGCAACGAACACCGGGTATGCGCGCAAGGTGTTGACCGACTCCGACATCAGCGCGTTCGCACCGGACGATACAAACGACCGAGTGGACATCGACATCCCCGACCAGACCTGGACCGGGCTCGCCAATGACGGCACCGGGGCGATCAGTAAATTCGTCACGGCCTACGACAGCGACACAACGGGCGGGACGGATGCCAACATCGTGCCGATGACGCACCACGATTTTGCGATCACGCCGGACGGAAGTGACGTCACAGCGCAGATCGCCGCGGCGGGATTTTTCCGGGCGTCATAAGGAGACAGCGATGATCTTGATGAAGTTGGTCCTTGCATGCCTTCTGCTGATTTCAACGGCCCACGCAGTCGAGCCGTTGCTCCAATCTAGCCACCTGCGCCACGTTGGTGCATTCCGCCTGCCGGCCGGGACCGTTCCATGCGGAGCTGTTCCAACGAGTACGGTAAGCAACTGCTTTACTTACGGCGGCTATGCGCTCGCGTTCAATCCGGCGAATCGGTCTCTATTTTACAGCGGCCATGCTTGGCATCCTTACCATGTGTCGGAAGTTCAGATTCCGCTCACACTGGGGGCGCCAGGTTCGACATTCGCGGCCTTGCCGATTGCGCCGGTGCTTCAAGCATTTTCCGACGCCCTGGAAGGAAAGCGGCTCTTAGTCGATCCACCAGCCACCGATATTCAGCTTGGCGGCATGGTAGTCGATCAAGGGCGGCTGATTATCTCGGCTTATTCGTCCTACGATGCTGACGGTAGCCAGGTGCTCTCGCACTTCGCCCGCCCGCTATCGTTTGGAATGCCGGGGCAAGTAATCGGTCCGGTACGCATGGCCAACGGAACGTTGAAGGCCGGGTTTTTCAGCGGCTACATGGCAAAGGTGCAAAGCGGGTTGCAGTCTCTTTTGGGAGGGACTCACCTGACCGGCAATTGTTGTGTGTCGATCATTAGCAGGACTTCGTTAGGACCGTCAGCGTTCTCTTTTAATCCACAAGACATTCAGGCTGGGAATACAGTGAACACATCTGCGCTGGTGTATTATCCGCTCGCCCATCCCACACTTGGGCAGTATACCGGCAACACAGATGCTTACGGCGCGGCAACCGCGATCACCGGGATCGTGCAGCCAGTTGGCACTCGAACTGTCCTGTACGTCGGAAAGAAGGGAACCGGCGAATACTGCTACGGTCCTGGTACGAATGATCCGGCGAAACATCTGCTCCCGTTTCCACCGGCGAATATTCAACACTACTGCTATGATCCAGTCAGCAATTCTACCGGGCCTCATGCCTACCCGTACATTTACCAAATGTGGGCCTACGACGCCGTTGAGTTGGACAAGGTAAGGCGCGGTGAGAAAAACGCCTGGGATGTTCTGCCTTACGCACTTTGGCGGTTCAATTTGCCCTTCGAGGCTAACAACGCACACGCCCTCGGAGGAGTCGCTTACGACGAAACTTCGCGAAGGGTTTATATCGCTCAACAGGGAGCCGGACAGTACGGCGCCGTGGCGATTCACGTATTCGAGCATGACTTACCGCAGATTGAAGCCGATGCGACGATCACAATCAGGGATGGAGTCCCGTTTACATTCGAGCGATCGGCACCGCCGATTAGAATTCTGGCTCCAGCGGGCGCCAATGTCATCATAAACGGAGAGCTTCAACCATGAATTTGTGGCAGCGGCTTTTGCTCTTTGCCTTGACTCTAATCGTGTCGCCGATTGCGACCGTTGTGCCGGTTCGCGCAGCGATCACCAGCATCGGCTCGCTCGGGACCGCAACGGCAACCAACACCGCGCAAAATAGTCTCGCCCTCACAACTTCCGCTCAACTTGATGTCGGTAATTATGGGGCCTGCGTTCACGTTCACGATTCAAGTGACAATACCGAGGGCTATCGTGGTCGAATGTTCGCGTTTGTCGATTCGGTGGGGAATATTTGGGAGTTTGTAAGAGAGTTCAATATCGATGGCGATGATTCGGTGACTCAATCGACAGGGGCCGTTTTCATGACGAAGGCCACTGTCGATTTGCCGAGTAGCGGCACTATAACTGCACATCATTCTTCTGCCGATGCTCGCGCCATGACTTGTTGGGAATTTAGCGTCGGTAGCGGAAATTATCTTCGAGTTGCCGGGTTTGTTACGGATATAGAGGCCAATAGCGCAGACCCAGCATCGATGACAATCGACAATCTTCTGAGCGCAGAATACTTGTTTCTGCGCGCCATAGGTTCGTCGGGTAACGGTGGAGCAATAACTCCAACGACTAATTTTACAGCGTTTTCAGTCGCCAACGCGAATACCGGCACGGCAAACACATCCAGGCAGGCCTTCGCGGAATTCAGGATCGTTACCGCAACAAGCCAGGCGAGCGATCCAACGGTCGAGAGTGCGACCTCGGTTAGTATGTATCTTGCTTTCGTGGAAGGCACGCCGAGGGTTTTTCCTACGATTCTCGCCAACAGTTCGACCGGATCGGATAGCAATGCCAGCGGAGCGGGACCAGCTACGGCGGTTACCAACGGTTCGTGTCAATCCTCGGCTGACGGTTTTTCGGTTACCCTATCGGGATCGGATCTAAGCGGGGTAGCGAGCGATGGGAGCGCGGCGCTGTTTTTCAACGACACGACCGCAGACTTTAGAAATTTCGTCATGATCACCAGCGTTGACGATGCCAACGATGTAGTGAGGGTGGAGCTGCCGCTACAGACGAGCCAAACAAAAGCGTGCGCAATTGGCGGAAAACGGTTGACGATATCGTCAACCTCCAGCCAGAGTTTGTTTGCGATGTCAGGTACACTTTCGGATTTACAACCTGGATGGACACTGGAACTGGAAAGCGGATTTACGGACACCTTTGCCGGTGCGGTGAGTTGGAGAACTGGCGGCAATCAGATGATTGGCGGGTGGGTTACGATGAGGGCCACCCCAGGCGCGGCAACGAGACCGCTGGTCACCTTTAGCAATAACGGAACTGGATTTTCGCTAGCCGGTTCTCTGTTGTGGTTTGAGGGTATCGAATTCCAAAATACCAACGGAACTAAGACGGCTTCAACTATTTTCACGCAGGGGTCAGTCAGCCGACTTCTCTTTAAGAATATAAAAGCCGCCCATGCAACAAACAAGTTTGCAATCCCATTCAACAGCATTTTTACCGGAGCAATGATTGTAGACTCTGAGATTTCTTGCGCTGTGGCATGCATCCAGACAACCATCCCTACGCCGGGTAGAATCTTTGCAAATAATTATATTCATGACTGTGCCATTGGAATCAACTTGGCAAGTGGCGTCGAAGCAGTGATAACGGGCAACATAATCACCGGCTGTACTGGAGTTGGTATCCAGATCACACCAACCACGAGCGGTAGTGCTGGTTTTACGATCGTAGGGAATACTATAAATGGGAACGCAGGCGGAGGCGTTCAGTTAAGCGGTCCCAATGCCTACCCGGTGCTCATGCTTGGCGGTTTTCTTGTAAACAACATCATATCGAACAACACTGGATATGGGTTAACCGTCGATTCCAAGCTCCACTATACAGCCACAGAGGGAGTTTTGCCGTGGATAATTCGCGGGAATAATTTTTACAACAATTCATCTGGCGCGTATTATCCCACACAAATCCCCAGCTTCGATGAGCAGACCCTCGACCCGCAATTCGTCAATGCGGCAGGCGGTGACTTCCGCATTCAAAACGCCGCGCTGAGAGCTAAGGGCTATCCGGTCGGCGGCTCGTTAGCTATTGGCACAGGCTCATCTACCTACAACTATATCGATCCCGGCGCGGCGCAGCGGCAAGATTCGCGGCCGGGGCCAAACATCGGCGCGGGGTTTTAACGATGGCTGCACCTTATAATCCGCCAAAGAAAAACGAGGACTTCAAAATCCGCATCGCCCTGGAGGACCTGCAGGGCGTCGGCACGCTCAAAACCAATCCGACCATCGCCAGCGGTGACTTCAAAGTCGACATCGACGGCGGCGGGTTTAATAATCTGGCGACGCTGCCGAGTGTCAGTCCATCGGGCGGCCGCGCTGTGCTGATTGAGCTGTCATCTTCGGAAATGAACGGCGACGTGATCACGATCCAAGGTGTCGATCAGACTAACCCCAAAGAGTGGGCGGATTATTTTCTCTCGATCCCGACGACTTCATGAGCTGCTAAATGGCGATTGCAAAAATCTTTTGGGGTCATCCCCACGCCGGCGGTGCAATCACCCAATCCGTCGGGCAAGTCACCGAAACCGACACCGCGCAGGCGATCACCCGTCTCAAGACCAAAGCCGTCACCCAAGTCACCGAAACCGATGCAGCGCAGGCGATCACTTCGCGCAAGGCCAAAGCCATCGCGCAAGCGACGGAAACCGACAGCGCCCAAGCTGTCACCGTCAATCCGCAACGCCGGCTAATAGCCACCGCCGAGGAGACCGACGCGGCCCAAGCACTCACCGCGGCCAAAGCAAAAACCATCACCCAGGCCAGTGAAAACGACAGCGCGCAGGCGCTCACCGCGCGCAAAGCCAAAGGCATCACCCAGGCCAGCGAAACCGATATCGCCCAGGCGATCGCGTCGGCCAAAGCGGCGGCGATCGCGCAGGCCAGCGAAACCGACGCCGCGCAGGCGGTCGACTCGGCCAAATCCAAGCTCCTCGGCCAGGCCAGCGAGATCGACACCGCCGACGCCGTCACACGTCCGGGGATCATCGGCCAGGCAGAGGAAACCGACAGCGCCCAGGCGCTATCGAAACTCAAGGTCAAAGCGGTCGCCCAGGCGAGTGAGACCGACACCGCCGCAGCTCTTACGATCTCGCCTCTTCGCCGGTTGATCCTCGCAGCCGCTGAGTCCGATATTGCCCAGGCGTTGGTGGGGCTCAAGAACAAGGCGATTGCGCAAGCGAGTGAGACCGACACCGCGCAGCCTATTTCGATCATCTATCAATTCGCCATCTTGCAGGCGCTGGAGGCCGACAGCGCTTTCGGACTCGGCAAGCTGAAGAATAAGAGCATCGCGCAGGCGATCGAGACCGACACGGCGCTTGCGATAAACCCGGCCACACTCGGTGTTCTCATAGAAGAATCGTCTTGCCGTGTACGGGTTTATTTCCATCAAGAGCTGCGCGCACGCGCTGTTCCATATCAAGAGCTGCGCGTGCGCGCTGTTCCACACCATGACATCGGTCAGATCGGGCAGGCAGCATGAGTCAATTCGATTGCGATTACGTCGTCGGCCAAAAGCCGCGCTTTTTAGGATCGTTCCGACTCGGGAAGGTTTTAACCGATCCTAATCAGGTAAAATTTATCTATCAGGTGCCGAGCGAAGTCTCCCCGACGATACTGGTCTACGGCGTCAATGGAGAACTGGTGCGCGAAGGCGTTGGTCTGTATCACGTCGATCTATCCTTGATCGAACCTGGCACATGGCATTGGCGTTATGAATCGACCGGCACCGTGGAGTCGGCGCAGCAAGGCAGCTTTCGGGTTAAGGCAGAGAATCCGGTGGGATGAAGTGGATTGAGAATAAGGTCATCCAAATTGAAGACATAGGAAAAAGCTGATGATGGGAGAATCTACGGAGTTGCACGTCCCGACGCCTTGGTGGGTGAGAATTTTCGTTCAAGTCGGCTTCCCTACTGCATTGGCCGTCTTGCTCGTCGCTGCACTGCTCGGTTGGATGCCATCACCGATCATGCAGACGCTCTCACGACTAGAGTACAACGCTTGGCAACAAACATCGATTTTGCGCTCAATTTGCTACAAGCTCGACGGTAATCAGTATCGATCAGGATGCGAGCCGATGAAACTAATCGAGGATCGTTGATGAGCGCTGACACTATCGTTGAGAGAATTGAAGCCCTACAGCGAAAACACTCGGACAAGATCTCTGGAATAGACATGAGATTCGAACTTGAGTCGAGACGGAGGTAGAAACATGCAAATAGAAAATTGGAAAACGACGGTCGGCGGTGTACTGGCAGCGTTCGGCGCCGCTCTTGTCCTGGTGCCATTGCCAGAAAATTGGAAGTGGGTGCCGCAATTTTTAACCGCTCTCGGCGGCGCGTTGGTCGGCATTGCGGCTAAGGACTATTCAACGCACTCGACTATGAAACAAATTCAGACCGCGACCGCAGAAAAAAAATAGGGTCAAATCCCGAGCCTACGATGACCGATGAAATTTACTTCTGGCTCGACATATCCTGGCGCACGATGGTGGGCATGTTGTCGCTGTTCTACGACGCGGTGGGCATTATCGCCTTGATCATTCTGCTTGTTGTGCTGGTGATTCTGTTTGTCTACATGCTGTGTCGGGTGGCGCGGGATATACGGAGGCGAGAATGAAAGACGAGCGTCGCCTGCGCGCGCAATCATGGAAAGAAAATTTGATCATCGCTGCGGCTATCGCCTTGTTTCTCTCGCTCTATGGCTGCACCGGCATGCTGATTGGCAACGCGCTAGGCCAGGGGCAGGCGCTGACGCCGGAACAAGTCAAGGCGTACAACGAACTCGGCCAAAAAGTGTACGGATGCTTTCAAGTGGTCGGACCCCCGCCATCCGGTGCAACGATGTGGCTCGTCATGCCAAAGGAAGCAATTATTCAGCCGCACTTCGGCGATGGGTGCAGGTTAATCCAATGATAGACGCTAATCATCTCCTCAAAGAAGTCATCCGACCGGTGCTGCAATCTCTCGGCATGGGCGGAGTCGTAGCCGAGGCGATGGTACTGGGCACGGCTTGCCAGGAGAGCAAGTGCGGCACCTGGCTTGTGCAGCTCGGAAACGGCCCGGCGAAGGGCATTTATCAATGCGAGCCGGCGACGCATGAGGATCTGTGGACTCACTTTTTGAGCAACCGACCGGAGCTCGCTAAGAAGGTCAACCGCTGGCGTATCTCATGGGGCAACGGTATAGGTAGCGATGAGCTGACCGGAAACTTGTACTATGCCACGGCTATCTGCCGGATTCACTACTATCGATCGCCTGAGATTATTCCCGACACTCTGCCCGGACAGGCGGCGTTTTGGAAGAAAGTCTACAACACTCCGCTCGGCGCCGGCACGGTGCAAGACTACGTCGAATCATGGCGGCAGTTCGCACCGCCGATGTTTGTCTGATCAGATGCTGTCCTTAATCCTCGCCGTCACGCTTGGGCTGATCCTGGCTTGCTCACCGGTGGCGCTATCCGCGCGTGACGCCAGGCAGGTCAGACTGTTTCGCCAGGCCAACCCTTGCCCGGCGACTGGGAATCAAGGCGGCGCGTGTCCGGGCTGGGTTGTCGACCATATCGTGCCGCTGTGCCTGGGCGGCGCAGATACGCCGGCAAACATGCAGTGGCAGGATCGAGAGGCGGCGGCGAAAAAGGACCTCGAGGAGCGGCGGGCGTGCGCGCTCAGCCGCCCAGCAGCCGGCCGGACTCGTGCGGCAGTGCATTAGGATCGGTGGGGCCCGGCGCCTTTTTGCCCTCGCTGGCGAAGTCAAAGCCGCAGTGTTTGCACTTGAAAGCCTTGTATTTTACCGTCTCGGCGCACGCGGGGCAGGTCTTTTTACCGGCGGCGTTGGTAAAGACCAGCCCAACGGCGACCATCGCCACTCCAGCCCATAGAAGGACGCTGCCGCCTGGGCTAACAGCCGACAGGCCGCAGCCGGCGAATATCGCCAGCGTGCCGAGGACGATCAGCAGGATCCCGACGATATCGGCAAGGGTCCGCATGGGTGCCTCCAGTTATGCTCAAGACGAAGTCTGAACCCTATTCAGCACAATCTTTAGTCCAAAGACCATGTCGTTTTCAACTCATCCGCGAGTGGGGCTGTGTTTCGGGGCATGACGAGTTGCTTGACTCAAGAAGATCCGGATCGCTTTTGTCAGATATTTGTAGGACTGACCTGGTTCTAATGCACGTCCGATAATACCAGGCGCGACATCGGGACCGTAGACAAACCAAGGATGATCCGTGGATTGTTCTTCCGTGGTCGTCACGCCATTTAGCGTAATACGAAGAACCGGTTCCAAGTTGCGCCGGATACCGACGACACCATACTTTTGTTGTTTCGCGGCAGATGGATCGAACAGCCGAATGGCATCCGCGCTCGCGGTCGCGAGCCAACCAAGGCGCTCAATGTCTGGACGGTACATGTTAAAAACCTCGCCGAGATCGTTTGTTCGGTTGTCCACTTTGGTGATCCTTGCATAATCTGGCGCATCATAACCAACAGAGACGATCTCTACCTTGTCGAGCAAAAACAGCTTTGTTTGGTTGGTGCTGACATCGCGCGCCCGGAGTTTCTTTCCTAAAACCATGATGGGCTGAATAACACGCTTGGCGCCAGGCTGGCTGCCACCGTGATAAACAATCGTAAGGGTGCTGCCCTTGGCGATGGACTCTGTTAGCTGTTCGGTGAGCGTCATAAAGTCACGGCTCGCGCCGCGCCAGTTCGCGAAACTCTTTACTATCGTTATCTGGCCCGACGGTTTGAAAAGGGTCCTCGTCACCCCTCCTGGGCGGCGACTCGGTCTGAATCGATGATTTTTGCAAGACAGCAATATACTCGAGCAATAGTCTGAGCCCACCAATCTCCGCGCTCTCGATGAAGTTGCGGGCGGCCTCGTGAGCTTTCGATTTCAAAACCTCTTTGGGTGTTAAATATTTAGCCCCAGTTTCGTTAGTCATCCCGAGACGAAGATTTTCAGGCGATACATTAAGCTCATGGGCTACGGAATTTATTAGCCGCTCAGTGGCCGGTATCTTTCCTCGCATCACCTGACTGAAATAATTCGGTTCGTATCCGACCTTTCTAGCCAAATCTTTTTGTTTTAAGCCAACTTTCTTGCGCAAAATCGTTATAGTTTTCGCGAATGTAGGGATTACTACAGATTTTCGCTGTTTTTTTGTTGACATAAATCTCTAAATTCTGTATTTCTTTGCCCTAAATGAACGCGCAAAAGAAAACCGACCGCAAAGAGCCTGAGCTGGGTCCGGTCACCCGGGCGCTGCACAAAGCGGGCTCTTCGCCGTCGGAAGTCGCAAGGCTTGAAAATGTCGCGCCGTCCACTGTGACCAAGGTCATGTTGGGCCAAAGCAGGAGCGCTCGTATCCAACGCCGGATCGAGCAGATCATCGGCAAGCCATGGGACGAAATCAGAGCCGCTTAGCGTCAGCCGGGCAAGCAGGGCGCGAAGCGGCTCTTTTTTTACGCAGACGACTTTAGGGCAAAGGATAACGGAAATGCAAGTGCCGGGAGAGAATTGATTTGAGGCCGCCATGTCGCAAAAACTAACCGCCGCGGCGGCGGCGCGTAAGTACGCTGAAGACGATTTGATGAGCACTACAGGGAATATCGCAGGGAACATAGATAGTACGCCAGAGCCGGTGCGGCCCTCATTCCTGGCGCATATCAGCAAGCCGATCGGGCGCAAGCGGCTGTGCTTCGAGCTGCGTATCAGCAAGAAACTTCTGGATATGTGGATTTCCGGCGAGCGCAAGGACCCGATCGAGCGCGTGCGCGACATCATGCGGGTGGGGGCGAAGACTTATCCCGACTTGCCGTTGCACATTGCGCAAGAGTTGGTCGAGGACTTCGGCGGTGTGGTGACGAGAAAATTAGCGGCGAAAGAGGAATGAGTGAAAAATGAAAGATCCGATCGAGCGCCGTTACAACGAACAAGATCCGCGCGGCATAGGCGTGGTCATGGTGGTCAGCATGGCAATCTGGGCGGCAGTAATCTGGCTGGCCTGGTGGGTGACGCGATGAAATCTGAAACTCACGCCTCACGCCTCACGCCTCACGCCTGTTCCGACTCCAACCTCATCGACAAGATCTGCGATCAGCTCTCGCCGGAGGCGGCGGCGCTGGTGCTGGATCTGGCGCGCGGTATGACCGCGTCGGGATGGGACGAGAGCGGCGATGTTATGCGCGCCCAGAATAACCTGGAGCGGCGGCTCGGGAAGACTGTGGTTGTCGAGGGTGGCGAGGATTTCAAGAGACTCATCGCCGACTGCACCGGGGATATCAAAACGTGACCCTGCTGACAAAAAGAGTTGCCCGTGAGATCGACGCCAGGCTCGATGTCGACAAGATGTCGCGCGGCAGGCCAATCATCGTCGAGATCGAGGCGCCGGACTTGATCACATTTCGCTGGAAGGGTACGCGGCGACGTTACACGGCGGCGATCCCGCGGCTGATGCAATGGACAATCATGGCGACTGTGGAGGCCGAGAAGCGGGCAAGGCGGACAAAGCGATGAAACTCATTCGCTGGATAGCCTCGAAGCTGCGCCGGCGCCGGCTGGTTGATCTGTCGCCGTTGCAGCGAGTCATCTACGTGTCGATCGAGAGGGTGAAGTGAAGAAGGGATAGGAGCGCAATATGGAAACACCAGTTATTGAAATGGATCGGACCAAGGCGAAGCAGGCGTGGCACACCTACTGCAAAGCTGTCAAAGAGCGGCAGACCCGGGATGATAAAATCCTCAAGGCGGGTTATCGGCACCTGTCTCAAGGGAAAAAGATTCTCGATCTAGTGGAAGTGATGAAGTTTGCCGGGGTTGATAGCCAAGGTCGTCCAAAGCTGGCGATTGCGCGTGCCAGTTGGGAGCAGTGTTTTTTGCGCTCGGACGCAAACGGTGACTGCTCATTTTTGAAGCGCAGCTATGTGAGCGGAGCAGAGAGCCGTGGCGTGATATATCTACCACCCCAGACGCTCTCGCCGCTGTGCAATTCTTGGAGCCAGTATTCAGCGCTCGTGCCGTCCATCCCGCCGCAATACAAACCGGCCGGCCGCTTGGACGACTACTTCATCTTATGGGACGCGACGTGGACTTCCGAACCACCGACTGATCCAATTCTATTGCGGCATCTCGGTCGGTATATCTATGCGGTTTTAGCAATGTGGAATTTGTCTGCTTTAGAGCGGGCGTTACTTCGATAGTCGGGAAAGAGGTTATTTCTATGCCGCACGCGATCAAAAAAGAGCAAGAGGCGCAGCGCTACCGCAAGACATGGTTCGATGAGACCGAGCCGGAGGTGGGTTTGACCGCCGAGGCTATCGCCCTGGTGGCGTGTCTGGCTTGCGCGGCGCTCGCTGCTGCGGCTATCACGGGGCGCCTCGATGGGATCGGCCGGCGGCTGTTTTCGCT